ATAATTGATGCAAATGAGAATGAAGATAAAATGATTGAGTGGGTTAAAATTGTTGATCAATTAATTATTCAAAATAAAAAATCTTATTCTAGTGTATATTTATAAGATGGTTAATTTTATAAGACCGATTGAAAATATAAATTTACCAACTGTTTCAAATTCTTTTTTTCCAAATCCAATTTGGATTAATACTCAGTCTTTTGATTATCAACAATATTATGATAAAAAAAAAGGCTTACGAACCTTTCAACAAGCTCGCAATAAGGCTTCTTGTAAACCAGATGAAAATTTTAAAATAGATCATAACAGTAAACATTTTTATAATTTTACTGACTATACAACACGCAGGAATGTTTCTAAATATTTTCAATTAATTCATCCTTATTGTGAATTGGAAAATGAAAACCCAAATACACAGGCAACGGGAACCCAAATATTTAATAATACTATTGCACGGGAAGGTATAGCAGGTAGAGAAAGCCGAACACCGTTTGTTCCAGGAATTAATAGAGAGTTAACTCCAACTCAATTAAATCAAATTAAAGGGGCTATTCCGTATAATAAATGTGCTCAATTTAAAAATGGTTTTGGGAAATCACTTCAATATTCATTCCGCTTTTAGGTTTAAATTTCAATATATCTAACTCTTTTTGCGTAGTTTTAAAATGTTCTTCCGAAAAAATTTCCTGTAAAAGTAACCATTCAAACATACCTCCAGGGTAAACATAGACATTTGTAAACCCAAGATCTGTTAATTGAGTATACTTCTCATATATAGATAAATCATTTGAATTCTCTCCATAAATAATAATAACTCTATGTTTATCATTTTGTAAACATTCATTTATTATTTTTTCTTCCTGAGAAAAATGAATTGTTTGTGGAAGAATACAATTTTGAGCTTCTTTATTATTTTTAAGAGTATTAATTAACAAAATATTGTTATTATGTGAAGAAAGTATATTTTGTATATCCTCAAAATTTACTTTCTGAATTGTTTGTTTATTTCCCATAAATTAAATTATATAAACTATGTTTAAGCTTTAACCGATGAAAAAAAACGCCATTTTCTTTTTGCTGATACCATACCTCCACCGAATCCCATAATAAAATACATAATTAAATATACACAAAATGTTACAGTGAATGCTGCTGCTAAGACATATGTAACTCGTTTATAAAAAACATCAGCTTCAAAAGAAACTATACCTTTGAATTTTTTATCTCTTTGAATAAAATATGTTCTGATTTCCATAGAAAGGGCACTAGCAATTGCCGCTGCTAATGCAGTTAAAACAAATGCATTAAATAAATTATTTGGTCTTAAATAGGGATATGGAATTAATGAATATTCATATGCCATTTTATTAAGGTGATAAAAAAAATTAGGCTCTTTTAGATGTAAATAGACGCCATTTTCTTTTTTCAGAAACCATTCCACCCCCAAAACCTACTAAATAAAACATGATAAAATAAACTATTAAACTAATTAATGCCGAAACAAGGGATACTCTAATAGCTCTACTAAAAGCGATTGAATAATCATATGGATCTTTATCGGTAGTAGTAAACCGTTTTATATTATCACCTGGATAATGAACTCCACTTACATTATTTTCACGTTCTAAAATTTCAAAACTTATTCTTTCTTCTTCTTGATGGACAAAATAGGCTTGGGCTTCAATTGATAAAGCGGTAACAATTCCAACGGTAATAGCTGTTAATATAAATGCATTAAAAATTGTGAGGGGTCTAAAATAGGGATAAGGAATTATAGCAGATTCATATGCCATGTTATAATATGCAAAGAAATTAATTTATTTTATTTTATTTAGTTGTATTTACCTACGGCAAATCGTCCTACTTTTTCCGCAGTCTTTCTAAATTCTGCTTCTTGCCTAGCTTGTCTTTCGGCATCTGCTTTCGCTTCAGCTTCAGCTTTTGCTTTCGCTTCAGCTTCAGCCTTTGCTTTTTCTTCCTCTGCTTTTCGGTCAGCTTCTACTTCAGCATGTAATTTAGCAAACTGTGCTTTTTGTCTTTCTATTTCTTCTCTTTCTGCTTTTTGTCTTTGTTCTTCTGCTACTTGTCTAGCTCTTTCTCTCCCTTCTTGACTAGCTCTATCACTGGCAGCACGTTGTTTAAGAGTTTCAAGATCGTCTTCTTTTTGAGCTAAAAACGTTCTTGGATCAATTGGTTCTCTAGGAAATTTATGATCGGCGATGAAAGAAGATTGCAGGATTTGATGTTCGGGCACTCCATCATGAAATTGTTTTTCAACAGTTGTTACATCAAATCCATCTGGTCTTATCTGCATTTTATTAAATAATACAATAAACGGAAGATTTAATCTGTGTCCATCTTTAAAATCATTTAATGGTCCAATTTGACGATCCATTTCAGAAACATATGGTCCGACTTTAGTTCTAAATTTTAAATTTATACAGGCAGGAGCAGTATAATATCCTCTCAACTTTTTATGACATTTACTTATTTCAACTGCTTGTAATCTATATCTTCTTCCATGTTTTTTTAATCCTAAATAAGTATTAAATCTTTTAATACTCTCTGGAATATTGGTAATATCAAAGATTTCGTTATCTTGTTCGATTGGGTCTAAAGTATCTACACTAATTGAAGCAGTAGCTTTTTTTGCTGCATCCCGAAGTTCATCCAAACGTTTGCCTGTCCATCCAGATCCAGCCTGACCCCGCCGTCTTCGTGTTTTTTTAACACGAGAAGAAGTCTTACCTTTACCTTTTTTAGATTTACCATTTTTCTGCATCTTTCCTATTTTTCTTCTAGATTTTCCTTTCTTTACATATCTTTTGTGGGTTGGCATAATATATATTATAAACGAGAAAAATAAATTATACTATTAATCAAACTTAACGATAATTTCAACTTCTTCCTTCTTAACTGTTTTTACAGCGGAAACCGATAGTTCTTCGCGGCGTTTTCGTGTTTTGTTTCCAGTTGTTAGAGAACCATCCTTATCTTTATTTTTAGCTGTGCTGTTTCTACTATTCATATCATGTTCAATTTCACTAAAATTTTCTTCAATATATTTAATGACATTATTTTCGATGGCCCACTTAAAAAAATTAAGTTGCCCAATTGTAGTTTGAATAAATTTATCTGTTTCCCCATAAGGAATATTAATTCTTTCCCATCTACAAAATGGATCAAATCTTCGTTTTGAATAGGCCTTCAATTTAAGTTTATAATCACGATAAACATTAAATCGTTCTTGAGTGCCATTTTTTGAAACAATATATACAGAAAAGAATTTTTTGGCATAATTCGTTGCAAACCAATCCACAATTCTTAATGAAATCCGTGATTCCCCATTAATAATGTCTAACATCTTTTTTAGATTATTATCTTTTTTATAAAATTTTTGTAAGTTTACTAACAAAAGATCATTTTGTGTGGCAATTTGTGATGAAGACATAGGAAACTTGATATATAAATATTTTTTTGTATATTTTTATACCTTTTTAATAACCAATTGTTTTGCAAATTGGAAACTATCACTATTTCTTGTGCCCCTTTTTAAATTACAATCTAAACAAGATACAACCGTATTATCATTTGAATGACCTATCGAATTATTCAATCTTTCTAAGGTCCACTGATTCTCTTGGCGTGAAAAATTGTAAAGTAAAACCATTTTATTTTTACAATAATAACAATTCATGTTGGAAGATAATAATTTTGAATAACATTCATCGAGAGAAATAAATACGTCATGATTATATTTATTCTTTTTAATATCCTGACGTTTATAGGAATCTAGTTTTTTCTTAATTTCATAATAAATTAAATTTTTAATATTCATATTTACATTTTTATCTTCAATAAAATATTCTTTTAAATATCTAATTGTATCATCATGTGATAAATCAGGAATTTCTTTTTTACATGCGCGTTTATTTTTCTCTCTCTTTAATGAAATACGTTTATCCATTTAAAATTAAAATCATATTATAATATAATAAATAAAATGAATGAGATTTCTATGCTTTTAGATCAAGAAATTAAACTTAATAAAAAAGAAACGTGGAACAAGTTAGATAAAACGATGAAACTTAAACGACTAAATGAATATGCAGGTGTATTTTGTAAAAAAAACAATATTGACGATGAAATTAAAATAAAAAAACTAAAAGAATTTTTAAAACAAAAATTAAATCAACGTAGATTTAATACTACTAAAGAAGTAGTTTATGATATGGAAAAATCAATAATTATTAATATACCTAATTTGATTTATGTAAATAATATATTTATTTTGGAAAGACACGATAATAGACATTCAACAGTAAAATGTTTAACTCCTACAAAAAAAAATTGATATAGAGTATTAAAGATGTTAGAACAAATAATGCAGAGTATTCAATTAGCTATGGAAGAAAATAGCCTGATTGAGTTTAATACAAAGGATAAGGAAGATATTTTACAAATGGCTTTTGATTATATTGATCATTTTATGAAGGAGTTTCTTTTGACTATGCAAAAACCATCATTTCATGTAGATTTATTTGATTCTGTGCTAGAATATTTAATTCAAAATTTTGAAAATATATATAATGAAGAATTTGAGGAAGAATTAAGAAATATAATTCAAAAAGCATGTTCTTTATATTTTTCCACAACATTACCGAGACGTTCTTATAAAAAAACATTTGAAAAACCTAGGATCAATAAAGAAAAAATAACTCAAATTATTAAATTTCTTCGGGAAGTTCCTCAACATGAACAACGAACTACAAAATGGTATGAAGATAGATGGAATATGATCTCTGCAAGCTCTGCATGGAAGGCTTTATCAAGCGATGCTCATAAAAATAATCTAATTTTTGAAAAATGCACTCCTTTAAACACAGAAAAATATGCGTCTGTTAATGTGGATAGTCCCTTCCACTGGGGTCAGAAATATGAACCGTTATCTATAATCATTTATGAAGATAAATATAACACTAAAGTTGAGGATTTTGGCTGTATTCCTCATAAAGATTTTAAAAATATTGGTGCCTCTCCTGATGGGATTAATACTGATCCAAAATCATCTCGATTTGGTCGAATGGTTGAAGTTAAAAATAGATTTTCCGAATCAGTTCCTATTACTGGTAATCCAAAAGAGGAATATTGGATTCAGATGCAAATGCAAATGAATGTTTGTGAATTAAACGAATGTGATTTTTTAGAAACTAGATTCAAAGAATATCAGACCTCGATTGAATTTTATAACGATGGAAAAAGTTTTAATAAGACGGAAAATGGTAAATTGAAAGGCATTTATATTTATTTTCAAAAAGATGGGTTTCCCCATTATGAATATCCTCCTTTGAATCAATCAAAAGAAGAATTTGAAATATGGGAAGAAAATATGATTCAAACAAAAACTAAAGACGGGTATGAATGGATTAAAAATAATTATTGGTATTTAGATAAGTATAGTTGTGTTTTAGTGTTTAGAAATAGAGCGTGGTTTTGTGAGGCTGTTAAAAAGATAAATGAAGTTTGGAAAATTATTTTATATGAGAGAGAAAATGGTTTTGAACACAGAGCTCCAAATAAGAGAAATAGAAAGATATCAGAACCTATTAAAAGCAAATGTTTAATAAATACAACGTTATTAAAAGTTATCTAATATATAATGTATATATATCGTATGTTGTATAATATATATACTTCAGAAGGAAATGCTCCTTTGGGTATAACTGATTGGGAGCACTTAAGAGTTATGAGATTAGATTTTACTGAAAAAGATTTATATAATCATCGGTATGTTAAAAAAGATAAAACTATAAAATATTTGTATAAAGAACGTTCTCCAAACTCTTTATTAAAAAAAGTTGGATTTATTGCTAGGGATTTTCATCACGGTCGCCCAAGTGGGCAATTAAGTATTAGATTTTTTAGTTTACTGACTAAATACTCTGATCAATTTTCTATTTATTTTTATTCTCTTAATGGAGAACCAGTAAGTGATTTATTTTATAAGTTTGGAACAGTTAAAACTAAACCAGATTATAATTCTTTAGCTCATGAGATAGCAGCAGACGAAATTGATATTTTAGTAGACATGCAAGGGTTTATGGTAAAAAATTTTACGGATGTTTTACTTCAAAAACCTGCCCCTATTCAAATACACTGGTTAGGTTATCCCGGAACATTAGGTCTACCCACAATTGATTATTTAGTAGCTGATGAAATACTTATTCCCGAAAAATCACAAAAATATTACCGTGAAAAAATTGCCTATTTACCGCACTGTTATCAATCAAATAATCCTGATTTTATTCAAAATGAAGAATTCGTAAAAAGAGGATATTTTAATTTACCCGAAGATGCTTTTATATTTACCCATTTTAATTCAGATTATAAATTAGATAGGAAAACATGGTTTGTTTGGATGGAAATATTAAAAGCTGTCCCAAACAGTTATCTTGTTTTTACTATTCTTACGTCTACAGAGGAAGATTTATTTTTAAAACAGCTAATCTCTGATGTTGTATTAAATGGTATTGAACCAAAACGAGTGGTTTACCTTAAAAAGGAACAAAGATTTCAACATTTTAATCGATTACAAATTTTTAATCTTGGATTAGATACATACAGAGTTAATGGTCATACAACCAACGCTGACCTTATATGTGCAGGAGTTCCCTTTATTACATATACTTCCGAAACATATCATAATAGAGTTGGTAAAAGTATTTTGAACTCATTAGATTTAGATGAATTAGTATGTTATTCTTTTGAAGAATATAAAAATAAAGCTATTAAACTAGCAACTGACCAAGATTACTATAGATCTATTAAAAATAAAGTTATTACAAATAGAAAAAAAATAATGTTTAACACTCATCTTTATGTGAGGAGTTTTACTAATATGTTACATTCTATTTGGGCAGCATATCATAATACTGAAAAAAAAGAAATTGAACATTTATTTGAAGGAGAAAATAATAAAAAAATAGTTCCTTTTGAAAAAACTAAATTAACTCAATTCAATCATCATTATTATGGAAATCCAACACATAAATGGGTGTATCATGAAGGAAAAACGACTTTGGGAAATACATATATGATTGTTAAAAAAAGAAAGCAATATTTAATTGATTTCGTAGTGAACGAACAAGACCAAAGATGTATGGCCTTTACTTCAGACGGGGAGCTAAAGGATGGCGAAATTGGAGAATTGATAGATGGAGATCCAAATAATGGAATTTGGATTAAAGAAAAATTAAAAGATGATGAAATCGAAGAGGATCGTTCATTAACACTTAATAAAGATTATTTATTACCAAAAATATGTGTTTATTTTGATCTTTTTCAAGGAATGCCCGAACAAACATTAAGTCAAGTAGTAAGCTATATTTATAACCAAACTTATTTAAATGCAGAATTAATTATTATAGCTCATAAAGGAACTCAATCTATTATGCAAAATGAAAGAGCTTTAGAATTTATACATCAAAATATTAATTATGTAAAATATATTGAAGTAAGTGATAATTATTGCCTAGAAGAAATTTTAAAAAAACATTCCGAAGCCTCAATCTGTATTAGAATAGCACATGAAAATTTGATGGATTATCATTATATTAAAAATATTTATGAGAATGAAATTTTAATAAATAAAAATTAAAGTTGTGGAGGATGCATATATAAATTAAACATTTCTTGAAGAGACATTACTAAATACCTATTTAAAAATTGAGGTCTATCATCCATATCTTGAAAAGATTTATATTTATTATAAAGCCTCTCTTTTTCATTTTTTAAATATAAAATTGCTTCTTGTATATTAAATTTTGATAACTGAACACAAAATTCTATATCTGATTGGTGCCATTCATCCATAAATCTAATTCTTTCTTCTGTAAGGTTAAATTTAAATCCTCCAAAAAACATATTTTCTTGATGCGTAGTCATAATTGATTTCATTTTTGAAGCAACAAATTGTATTTGAATATTATTCCAATAATCTCTTGTTCGTTTATCTAAAATAAAATTAATTCGTTTATGGTAATTTTTAAAAAAAAGATCATTTTTTAATTTTGACAAAGTTTCCTCATCACAAAAATAAAATATATGTTCTACAATTTCTTTTGGCAAATACATAAATTACTTCATCGTGCTATTCCTATATAATTTTTTTGGATCTTCATCTTCCTTTCCCAAATGGAAATACATGATTTGTCTGGTTTTTCCAGTTGTTTTATTTTTTAGGAAACAAGGTCCAAAGTTTTCTTCCAATATAAATTGATACTCAAATCCATTATGTCTAAAAATCTCGCCGTATTCTGTTGGAACGACACAACCTCCCATCGTTTTCATTTCTCCAAAACACATAATTTCTAGGAATTTTTGAGCCTGCCAATCCTGAGCTATCCACCATTCATCCTTTTTATCGCCTTCTACAAAAATAACAGTTCCTGTAGTAAAATAAACCATACCCAATTAATAGATCTAAAAAATAAATAGTTTTTAAGATCAATTATTTGTAGGAAATACTTTTAGTTATACATGCAGTAAAAAATTTCTTATAATCCTCTTCATTTGCACCAGAAATGGATTCATTTGATGCAAAAGTTTTGTTTTCTCTATAATAAGCTAAAATGGCAGGAATACCTGTTACCATCTTTTTTGATTTTAAGTAGGCATAAATTTCAAAATTGTCGTCAACATCTAGATCATAAATTGTAAAAGTAGAAGGAAGTTTTGATATCATAGTATTAACAAACGGTGAAATTAGTTTGCATGGATTGCACCATGATGCCCCAAACTTTAATAAAATTATTCCTTCATTACTGTCTAATATTTCTTGAAATGCTTCTCTATCTGGTATTTCAGTTACAATTGTTGCCATTTAGATATATCAACATTTTGCCTTTATATTTGTTCCCTCTTTTTCAAAAAAATTGAAATACTTTTCTAAAATTTGCTTACTTCAGAAACTCTGATACTTGTATCATCAATCAGCAACATGTGCGTTCTTCCAAAGACAGATTCAATAAATTTCTCGTGTTACTGTGGAGAGAGTCCCGATTGCGATGCGACTACTTCCCCGTTTATATTTACATGGAAATTAAAAAATTCAAATGAAGTTGAAAAATCATGTATAACGATTCCTCTTTGTCATTTTCACTTTAATCAAATTTTACTTGTTAATGAAGGAGAAATCCCAATTGCTTATGGTAATACTATGGACGAAGCCATCGATTATATTCTAGATTATGCAGACGAACCTAAATCTCCCACATGTTGTGGAGATGTGTATTCCTCTTGTTCTGGCAATAAAAAGAAACATGTCTTTGTTTGGCATTTCAAAGAAAGATCTAAATGTGGGAATGATGAGTATATGACAACTCTCCCTCTATTTGTATGTGACCATCATTTTAATGAAATTCTTAAAGAAAATGATGATCAAAAACCAATTGCTTTTGGATGGGACTATTGGGAGGCTGTGGATTCAATAGTAGCAGTTTTAGATAAACAAGCTCTTATTTATGAATCTATGGAGCAACAGATTGCTGCTCTAAAACCACTCATCGATTCAGGTATGATCGCAATTAATCCATCTTACCTTTCACCTGAAATATAATATGCACTTATCCAACCAATCACAGCCGCTAATGTGTCTCCAAGTGAATTAATAAATGAATCAGAAGACTGTTTTCCTCCTGGCCACACCGTTAAATAATTGTCTATAAAATAAACTCCTTTCTTACTGTTTTCTAAAATTTCAAAAATGGTGTGAACAAATACCCACCAAAACAAAGATAAACCCCAATAATAACTCACAATCCCACTACCGAAATGTAAATAAGTAAATTTATCTATAAAATTTTTTCCCATATATTATGCTTCTAAATATTCTATAGAAATATGCGGAAGTTTTAAATGGGATTCCCAAAAATACTTACAAAAACTCCACTCAATTTCTAAGTCCTTAACTTTTTGATAAAATTTTTTCATCTTATTTTTCATTTTTTCATCTAATAAATATGAACTTGTTTCGGGCAATACAAAAGCAAGTTGCACATCAGATGAAATTTGGTGGTTATTTTTTTCTATTAATTCAGATTGAAAACTAGGTATAAATTGCACTAAATTTTCAAGAAGAGGTGGATACATAAAATGGTAACACCATCGTAAATTTTTACAATCTCCCATATAATATGCTAAAGTCCACTCTAGGGATTCCAAATAGTTAATACATATTTTTCTTGGTGAAAAAAATTTAATATCTACGTCTGTAAGCGTCTTATAATATCTCCACTGCCACCCATCTTCATACGGATTAATAAAATGCTCTACACTTCTTTCTATTTGGGGTTTTACATCCCATTTTTCCTCAGGTTCTTTACTGTGCATATATCGAAGCACCCTTTTTTCTGCCTTTTCACGAACTTCATATTCATGTTTAATAAAATGCCATTCATTATTTGCCAAATACGATATAAATTTTTTAAAGTTCGTCCAGAGAATTATCCCATTCTTAGTAAGAGAACATTTACCGGCAATTGTAGCTGTATAAGCATCAAATAAGCGATCAATTCCATTTGTTCGTATATTTAATGCTGGCATATGTGGTATAAAGTCATTTCCTAACATGAATGACATAAATACATAATCACAAATAGATTCTGTTTTAGGAACAGTATTCATTTCATATGAAATTTTTTCGGCAAACATAGGAATATCAACAACATATAATTCATTTGGATTAAGTGTCTTATCAATTGATTTAATAAAATGAGGTGTTTCTCTAAATAAATAAATTTGCGGATAATATTTAAGATGGGAAAGACTCAACATAATTAAGTCTGCATCAAGACCATATACAAAAATAGTATCTGATTTTTTAATAGAGTTGCTATCTCGTAAATATTTAAAAATTTTATGTTCTCCCTCACCAAAATGATCACTTGCTGATATAATAATATTTGATCGATTTTTAAAATATTTTTTAATTTCGTATGATAAAGAATTCATAAATTTAGTTCCAGGTGTAATAGATGATGTATTCCACTCTAGTTCCTTTTTGGAAAATTTATTTTTTAAATAATCATTTTTATATCGTCTTGCTTGTTGTTGTTTTAATTTTGCAACAGGAGCAACACCATCAAATGCAACATATGTTAGTTTTGATGGCTTAACTAAGGAAATATAATATTTAATTTGTTTACATATTTCTTTAATACATTCCTTTTCAAATTCAGGTATATTATCGGGAGTAAATGTTTGAGTTCTTATAACATCATAAATAATTGAATTGCTATCTAAAAATAAATAGGCAGGTTTTAAATTAGAATTGGACTTTAGAGATTTAAGAATTTTTCTATTCTCTTTAATTAAGTGTGAAAAATAGGCTGGTATTCCCATAGGAAGATATCTATCTACTTTAATATACAGGTATTTACTTATTATTTTTATCTATATATATAAAATATGGAAAATAGTTCCTCCACCCTATCAAAAAAAAAACTAAATGAAATCAAAGATTTCATTTTAAAAAAAAAACAGTTATTTTCCGAAATATTACATAGACAAACTATTTCTGTAAATCAACAAAAATTATTGGATATCATTTCATCTTCGGGTTTAACTATATTTAATGATTGTCAGGAATTACTATTTAAGAGTATACATTTAATTACATCTGATGTAAAAAAAAATAATTATAATGAGCAATTAACACTTTTACAAAATGTAACAAATGATATTTCGTCACTTTTTAAAAAATATGGATGTTCCAATTTAGAAGATTTTATTAATATATGTCTTGATAAAAATTATATACAAACAAATGTTCCAGAAGAGGAGCTTGAGCAATTAAATTTATTAATGAAACTTTTTCAACCCATAAATTATAAATCTATATTATGGAGTAATATTCCAGACTCGTTGGATGAACAGTGTGGATTACTTGAAGATTTTGCGATTGCCAAAAATTCTAAAAACTTTCAGTGTTATCCATTACGACAGTGTGATAATTTTAAAATGGAATGTTCAGGATTAAAAATTGTTATTCACAATCATCACCAAAAAAAAACATTAATTGTTACTGGTATTATTCATGAAATATCACTTAATTGTATTGAAAATAAATTTTTAGTTAATAAACTAAATGCTATTCGTGAATTAGATAATGATATAGATGAAAAATTAGTAGATAGGTATATTTCCTCTCTTTCTATAAAAGAGCTATTAATTTACACAGCACTCGAACTAAGATCTACCTTATACAGTAATATTAGCTCTATGAAAGTTTTGAAAACCAAATCTTTAATGTCAATTGTGAAACAATTTAGCAGAGGATCAATTTTAGATAAACGTAATACTATTATTCAGTTACTTCTTTTTAGTAATGAGCCTGATTTTCAATACATCGCATATTTACTTTATGATTTGTTAACAACAGATTCAAACAATATGATTGATTCTAAAGAACAAACACTTCTTTATGATAGTTTACCTATAGTTTATAAAAAATATTTTAAAGAAGCTATGAGTAATACATTAGCTTACACAGAGGAGTTATATAATTTTTCTAATAATATTCCTTTAGAACAACAAATTTGTTTATTAAAGGTTAATGATTCGGTTAAGGAAAAAGCTATGATAAAATTAAAGGAAATTAAGTCTAAAAGTGATGACACTGGATCAAAAGCTCGTCAATATTTAGAGGGTCTTTTAAGAATTCCATTTGGACAATTTGCAAAAGAAGAAATTATGGATATAATTCAAGAAACGATTCATGATTATAACAAGATAATAGAAACGATTCCAAATAGTATAAAAGATGATAACCTTATTACAATTAAAACGTATATTGAGCTTCAAAAATATTTTAGAGACTTAAAAGAGTCTAAAAATAAAATAAGTAATCATTATTTTGAGATTGATAAAAATAATATTGTCAATTGTAAAAAAACTAAACTTCTTAAAAACATTAATAGTATTAATCAGTTTTTAAAGAAAAACACAAACTGGAATATTAAAATTACGCATACTGGTAAATCAACGGACACAATAAAGAAGGATTTAGAGAGTTGTTTAAAAAAAATTAACAAAGATACTGATTTATGGAAACTTCTTACTCAAACAAATGAGACTTTATTTGAATCCTCAAAAAATAATTCAATTATATCAAGAACTATTGAAGATATAGATGATAAAATTGGAAAAGTGAAAGAATATATGGGATATATTGACGATACGTTAGACAATTCTGTTTATGGACACGATAAAGCAAAACAACAGATAAAACGAATAGTTGGTCAGTGGATAACAGGAGAAAATAGTGGCTACTGTTTTGGGTTTGAGGGACCACCTGGTGTTGGTAAAACTTCTTTGGCCAAAAATGGTATTGCTAAATGTTTGCTTGATGATCAAGGTAATAGTAGACCCTTTTCTTTTATAGCTATTGGAGGATCATCAAATGGAAGCACCTTCGAAGGTCATAACTATACCTATGTTGGATCTACATGGGGCAAAATTGTAGACATATTGATGGAAAGTAAATGCATGAATCCTATTATTTTTATTGATGAATTAGATAAAATAAGTAAAACTGAAAATGGTAAAGAATTAATTGGAATATTAACGCATTTAATAGATTCATCGCAAAATGATCGTTTCCAAGATAAATATTTTAATGGCATAGATATTGATGTATCAAAAGTCCTTTTTATTTTTTCTTATAATGATGTTAGTATCATAGATAGAATCCTATTAGACCGTATTCATAGGGTTAAATTTGAAAGATTAACCATAATTGATAAAATAGAAATTACTAAAAAACATTTATTGAAAGAGATAGCAGGTAAGTTAGGATTACAAAATCAGATCCATATTGAAGATGAAACAATTCGTTTTGTTATTAACCGTTATACAAATGAATCTGGGGTAAGAAAATTAAAGGAGATTCTCTTTGAAATTTTCTCACAAATTAATTTGGAACTTTTGGAGAATTCGTTTGAGACGGATTCACTCCCAATCGTTTTAACTCAAGAAAATATTGAAAATAATTATTTGAAGGATCGTTTCAAAGCCAAACCCCAACTTATTCATAAAACCCCTTCAGCTGGTCTTATAAATGGACTATGGGCAAATACACTTGGAATGGGAGGTATTCTATCGATTGAATCTTGTTTTATATACGCTTCAAATTTCTTAGAATTAAAATTGACTGGTATGCAAGGAGATGTTATGAAAGAAAGTATGAATGTCGCTCGAACTGTTTCTTGGAATTTATTAACCAAAGCTCAGCAAGAAAAATTACGGATAAAGATGGAAGAAACGAAATTGCAAGGTATTCATATCCACTGTCCAGATGGAGCTACAAATAAAGATGGTCCTTCAGCTGGCACAGCTATCACAATTATGTTATATAGTTTACTGACTAAGAAGAAAATTAAAAATACTGTCGCTATCACAGGAGAAATGAATTTGCAGAAAAAGGTTACAGCGATCGGCGGTTTAGATCTTAAAATTATTGGTGGAATTGAAGCTGGCGTGAAAGAATTTATTTACCCAGAAGAAAATGAAGAAGATTTCCAGAAATTTCTTGTGAAATATGAAAAACGCAAAGAAATTTTGGAGGGAATAAAGTTTTATAAAGTAAGCCATATTGATGAAGTTATGAAATTAGTTTTTGTATAAATTAAATTAAAAAGGAAGAATATCTTCTAATATATCACCAGCTAATTCCATTCCACCATCAACACCATTAGAATCTCCATTTCCTCTTCTTCCTGGAGGTGGTGCTGGAGCATCAATATTCATAGTCATATCAAATTTTCCTACAGGTAATTGAATTTTTAAATTTGAATTATACATTTCAAACTTAGAAGTATTGACTGTCATATTAAAAGTTGAAAGCTCATTTAATCCTTGTTCTTCAAATGAAATATCTGTTATTTCAACTAAAAATGGTAAAATTGCTCCATTTTTAATAAGTCTTAAATTTGCAGCTGGGTTATAGTAATAACCATTTTTATCTTTTATGTTTAAATCATTAATAATGTCACGTTGTGAATTAAAGTATCTGTAAAATTCAGAGAATGAAGTATAAGCAGTTGTTCTTTTTTCCTCTTTGTTGGATAGTGGAGTTAGTTTATTCCATATTTGATAAAATAAAACAACATTTGGATTAGTGATTGAAATTTTATAATTATTATTTGAAAGTTGGCTTATTTCAACTTCATTTTCCAAATAAACATTATATTCATTATTAACTAAGTTTATATTTTTAGTTTGATCAAAACTTCCAGTATTTTGAGCCCCCATATCTAACCATTTTAAAAAATTTGTATTTGGATTAGCATTTGATACCATAGAATACAAAACTTGAGTTAAAATCATATTAACTTGACCGTTATAATTATCTGGGAGTGTGTTAAGTTCTTGTGATAAAGTATAAGTTACTGTATACCCGTTGCTTAATGGGTCTTCTTGTGATTTTTCTACTTTATAATTTGTTGCCTTCACCCAATATTCTTTTTCATTTAATCTAATTAACATAGTGGGTGTAAACATGTATCCAGCTTGATCTTCTTTTTTTATAATATTTTCAACGGCTTTATTATAATTAATAAAACTAATTGCTAATTGGCTTTGTGTTAAGGAAAAAACTTTAAATTGTTTTTGATTAAAAGTTGGATTATGACCATCCCATGTTTGATACAAAACAACATTATTCTTAACGTTAGTAAAAACTAACGAATAAGACCCATCACTATTTTTGGTTAAAGAACCATCCTCCTTGAGTAACGCATTAAAGTATAATGGAAACATAGTTGGTTATACTTTAATAGTAGATAAAAAAAATTACAAAAAATATGAAAGTTACATTTTTTTTTGTAAAATAAAATATATTTATAGTATGTAAATGAATGATTTAATTATTATAAGCTGTTTATTTGGTGTAAAATTTAACAGAGTTCATAATTCACCAGACAAAGAAAATAGTTATTTTTTTACAAATAATAAAAATCTAAAAAATGAAATTATATCAAAAGGTTGGAATTATGTCTTTGTAGATAAAGAATTATCCTCTAACTATATAATTTCATCACTACAAGCTAAATATATTAAGTTTTTAAAATTTTTAGATGATTTCCCCAAATTTAAAACTGCAAAAACAATTTTATATATCGACCATAAATTAGTTACAGATGATAAAACACTTAATGAGGTTAAAACCCTTATTAAAAATAACCAAGATAAGTCTGTTATTATTCGACATGATAGAAAGAAAAAAACAAATATATTTCAAGAAGTTAATGCAGCTAAAAAACAAGAAAGATATGCAAAAAATATGAGTTCTACAATTTCTTTTATCAGAAGAGTGACTGCTACAAAAGAATATTCTGAAAATGTCAGAATATGCGCTACAGGTTTTTTAATTTATATTAATAGAAAAGAGATAATGGATTTAATCAATAATATTTATGATAAATGTATGGAACATCAACAACCGGAATGTCAAATTTATTGGGGAATTTTTTCACAAAAATATAAAAGTAAAATAAAAGAAATAGGATGGTATGATATTAAAAATATTTATAGTAAAGTTTTAAAATAAAATTATTTACCTACTTTGGAAGTTTGTAAATTTTTGTAACCTTGTGGTTTTTCAAACTTTAATTTTTTATTTTTAACACTCAATTCCATATATAATTAAGTATATATAGAAATATATTTAAATTCTAACTATTTTAATCTTTCCTTTTAATACTTTCTTTAATTGTTTCATCGCGGCTTTCTAAAATATATGACGCCAATTCATTTGCTTTATCTTCGTCATTTTTATAATACTTTTGTAAAGTTTCAAACAACATTTTCTTAGTAATTGGTTTTTTAGTTTTATTAACTGAATACAATAACTTTCCGTTCTTGGTATCAAAACATTCAATCTCATTTTGTTTCATAACATTTATTAACAGATCATTTAATTCTTTCTTTTTCTGCCGTTTTTCCCTCATAACTTTTTGCAATCCCTTCATTTCTTCGTCAATTGCTACCCATTCCTTAACATAACTAACTAATTGATCTTTGGTATCCATACTTACATAGATACTAACATTTTTATTAAATCATTTTTTTTCAATTTAGAATACTTTTTTGCGCCCTTTAATTTAGCTAACTTTCTCAGATCCACCAAATTTAACTTTGATAATGCTTCTTTTGTCGTTTGAAAAGATTCAAGATTAATAGCTGGTTTAAAATGCTGGTTACATTTCTCTCTAAAACATCTTTTTCCACATATCCTTCCTTTATTTTTTCCACTTTTAAAAATATGGGAACATGTATTTTTGCCCATACATAATGACATGGGATAGTTAACCCCTTTAATCTTTTTAATTTCAACATCTGGAAGATAAGGTAATAAATTCTCTTGAACTTGTCTACAATATGGACACCTTAATTCGTGATCTTTCAAATACAAATTATCAGAGTAAATATAGTGTCCCTGTTGTTTTGGATATTTATAACATACTAAATCATTAAAGAGAGGAATATAATTAAAAGAATGTCCACATTCCAGAGTAATCGCATTTTCACTTAAGTCTGATCCGCTTATCAGACACTTATTTTCCTCATGAATATTTCTCTCAGGAGAACTAATTTTTGATGCTTCAATTGTTTTATTTAACTCTTCATAAAAATCAAACCCTTCGGGTATAATATAATTCATTTTTAAAACGACATAATTTTATCTTTATATGTATTTAATAGCGAGGTAGAGAGATATGCCCAATCATGAACATTTGTTATGGGGAACTTTTACATGGATATTATTACACTGGATGTCACAACAAATTAAGGAAGAAAATTTTGTTTCTGAGCGTCCACAACTTTTAAAATTTGTTGTTGATATATGTAATAATTTACCATGTCCAACGTGTCGTGAACATGCACAATCATATTTGAAGAATATACCATTAAATCAAATAAAAAGTAAAAAAGACTTTATTAATTATATTTACCATTTTCACAATTCTGTTAATATTCGAGGAAAAAAGAAATATGAACCATTTTCAATTATGGATAAATATAAAAAAGTAAATTTTAAATTACTTCTAGATTCATGGAATGCAAAATTTATTTATGGAAACGATATTCAGCGAAATGATTTTATGGCTAAAAAACGTTTAATGAAATTAAAACGTGAATTGAATGTTTACTTTAGAGAGAATCATCATAAATTTTTAATGAGCTGACCGTTCTTGTAAACCGCACATTTAAAAGTTTGTTTAGAAGGTCGGCTACAGGATACACGATTACTTCCTAAATCAGAGGTAAATAAAAGATGTCTATTTTCTTGTTTGGACCAAAGCGCATAAAAAAATCCTACACCCAATCCTGCTCCTACTAAATTCCCGACTAATAAATCAGTTATATAATTACATCCAGCGCTTTTTCGAGTAATTCCATTTCCTAAAATTAAAGTTCCCATAAATATGATCAATAGCGCGTTCAAAGGTGCCGCTCCATAAACCATAGGAAGGATTAAATAGGTAGTTGTAAATGCTAAAAATACACTATTTAAATCTGGATTTGAAATAGTGGTCAATAACTCTGGATAAGTAAATAATTGGCATGCATCTTCTGTATATCCAGCTGGTCTCCCTCCGCCTCTAAAAATCTTTTTAAGACCAATTGCTGCTAGTGTAACAATTAGAACAAATCCTAGATAAACTAAGCCTTTTACATCTTGATTTAATAAGGAACCTAATACTAGGAATATAGTTACATAAAGAGGAGAAGTAGAAATTAAATATTTTAAAACACTTGAAAATGATAGATTGATTGGCATCTTTTTTTTATATTAATAATATAAAAAATAATGAATAAAGTAATTAGGTTTTCACTTGTTATTTTTGTAACTGTTTTATCAATTTTAATATTTAATGCTGTGGCGAATTTCTTCAATATTGGGTTTCAATATTATGGTGTATATATGTTTTTTGGTATTGGGTTACTTTTTCTTTATTATATTTTACCAAATAAAACAGTTAACATTTTCGAATAAAATTGATTAACTAATTTGTTATGAATTTTATTTAATCATTTATTCATTCACATGACTTTAGATCCATCTAAACTTTCTGCCTCAATCGATAAATATTTTACTGAGTTCAAAACTTTAGTAGCTAAAAAAATTCAAAATGGTGAAAATATAAATGATATTGGACAATTCATTAGTGAATATAGTTTTCCAGATCTTGTCCAAGAAGACTATACTAAAAGACGAAGAATTAAAAATGTAATTCCATTTCATGAAAAATGTATTGCTAAAAGAGCAACAGGTGAACAGTGCAGTCGCCGTAAGAAAGCAGGCTCAGAATTTTGTGGAACTCACTCAAAAGCATGCCCACATGGAGTTGTTAATATGCAACCTGAAACTCATGAAGTGAATGACGAAGGTGAAAAAATCGTAAAAAAACAAATTGAGGTGTGGCTTGAAGATATAAATGGAATTATGTATTGGATTAATGACTCAGGCACAGTTTATCATCCTGATGATATTAATAAAAATGTTGAAAATCCTCGCGTAATTGCTCACTATGAAAAAAAACTGGTTGATGATATGGAAATTTATAAAATTATTGGAGAAATTCATTAATAAGATGATGTGGAATATGATTAAAATTTATTATTTTATCATTCCTTTCAAAATTTTTTTCACTTTCTGATGTTTTCTTTTTTTCAAAGAATGCAGGATCTTCATAACATTTTTTTGCTGTTACATAACCACATTTAGGAAATATTGATGGGATATTATCTGATGTATCTCCCATAACCGTCTTAATAAATAAATTTTGTTTTGCATCATAGGATCCTGTCTTGCTCTCCGCTAAATGCTTAAACCTGAGATTGATTATGTTGATATTTGGTGAAATTAGTTGAAGATAATCATGATCACTTGCAATAATGAAAATTCTTGCATCGGCATCAGATTTAATTTGTTCTTTAACAGAAATTGCAATACAATCATCTGCTTCTAAATGAGGATGCATCATCGTTTTTGTAACTCCAGCTTTCTTAAACAAATCTTCATTATAAGCCATAGCAAAGAAAGGACCTCCTAAAAATCCATCATAGTTACGATTGGCTTTGTAATCGGGGAATATTTCTTTACGCCAGATATCAGAACGTGGACAATCTCTTGCCGCAATCATAGTAATTTCTGTTTTTTTAGGATTGACACCACATTTTTTTGGAATTTCTTTAAGTTTTTCAACAAAGGTGCTTTTAAATTTTTCTACAAATTCTGCATTTTCAATTGGAATTTCCAGAGGTTCATCTTTCTTTGCCACCTTCCACCACTGTGTAAGTGCATAAAAACGGTAGAATATGAAATAACTTGCGTCGATGTAAAATGTAACTTTGCTTTTAGACATGATTAATTAAATTATAGTATTCTAAATTTTATAAATCAATTTTTAAACGTTTTTAAATAATTTTTCTCTTTTTTCTTTTCTTATTATAAAAAACTATGACATTAACTATCGAACTAGATAATTATGTTTTTGAATTAAAATCAAAAGATCCAAATGCTTATTTAAATAGAGGAGTAGTGCATATTTTATCAACCAACAAAACAACAAATGAAAAAACAAATTTTATAGTCTATCGGTCACATAGCGATCTAGGATTTTGGCGATTGTGTTACACAGCAGGTAAAGAAGATGATGAAAGCGAAACATTTTTCCAATTTTTGAAAGGAAATCATAAATTTGGTCATTATGTCCAAACAACATTTATAGACTTACGCCTACAGATGTTTATAAATGATAATTTTCTTTCTATTCCTGAAGAATCAAATATGAACTGTTTTGATCTATATGAATCACATCCGGAAACAAAAGAAAAAGTTATAGAAATGATTGACACAAAACATGGAAATAGAAAAGGGTTACCCTCTTTAAATGAAAGTTTGGTTATCCCAGAAAAAGTTAAAAACATTCATAACAATTCTGAAATTGTTTATGCCAATGTTATGAATTTCCCATTAGAGTTTAATTATAGAAAAAAATTCGGATGGTGTGGTCGAAAACCAAAACATGAGCAAGTTATAACAGGATCTTTATTTTTACAAGATAATTATACTATTTCAGGAACCCAAATAATTTCACCCTATAATTATAATGCAAGTGATGCAGAGAGTTTCTCTCTTGAATTAACTTCTCAACTAGGCGTTGTTGATCTTACTAAAAAATCAGATGCGAACATTCCACCTGAATTAACTCTTTATTACTTACATATTTTAAATCTTAACATAGAAGATAGTAGGGAAGTGGATGAAACTAAAAGACGGAAAACTGTTGCAAATTTATATCTTCCAGTTTTTTTATGTCAATCACCTAATCTTATAAATGCATTTGGATTATATGATAATTATTTTGATTTAGGTGCTTATGTTTGTAAGTTAATAGATTACACTAAAAATTGTTTAAAATCCGATGGTGAATTAAAATGTTCGGTTGGATATAATTTACAATCATACCTTTATAAAGATCCAGTTTTTCCATTTAATGAAATATCTAAAAATTATAGTATAACTCCTTTTGTAGCAAAAGTAGTAAAAGAAAACAGGATAAAAGATATTACGTCTTTAGAGAATTTATTACGATCTTTGCAATTATATAAAACTGTTCAAACACAAAAAGGGCAGGAATTAGAAGAGCGACAATTTTTCCGTAATCCTAAGGAATTAGAGGGAGAAATAGCAAATAATAAACGTTTATTAGCTGAAATTGATACAAATATTCAAAAATATACTGATATCTTGGAACAATTTAAAATTAAAAATCAATTTGCTGGAAGAAAAAAAAGAAGAAGATCCACGCAGAAAAAAAATAAGCGAAAAAAATCCGGAAAAAAAAGAAAGAAAACTTTGAAAAAAAATTAAACAAAATGTTTATTCATATATTTTTGTAAACTAAAAAAATGTATTTCTTTTGCTACATCATCTTCTAATTCCAATAAGTTTTTCAAATTATTATCAGGAACAATTAAAGTTTTATTTGTTTCTACTTGAAGAGAATTTTTTTTAATATATTCATGCAAATATTTGGTAACTTCCGTCCTTGCTAATTCTGTTCCTGTTTCAATCCCCATAAATTGACAAAGTTGATCTGAAATTTTAGTTGGTTTTGCAAATCCAGAATTAGTTTTCTTTCTCTGTTGTTTCGTTTTCTTTTGTTTTTCTTGTTCCTTTTTTACCCTTGATTCTAATCCTTTAATTTGATTTTGAATCACAGTAACATTTTTTTTAAGCTGAACCAAATTTTCTAAAATATCAGAAAAATCTTCACTAAAATCCATCCTACATAGTATAAAGAAAAATTATTTTTTTATACTACGAAACTGTAAGTTTACTGTTGACTTTGACTATTTCCATCGCCACCACTTCCCGATGCAGTTGCTTCACGATGAGCTCTAGAACTATCGCGTGCATCCTGTCTAGTCTCACACATTAAAGGACCTCTCTGCACACCGGTTACGTTCATCGATTGCCACTTATGCTTTGATCCTTCTTCTGTAATTGGACTGATATCTAGATCCACATATTCTCCTTGCACGAGATATCTATATTGCTCCTTCCCAACACTAAGTGAACTATGATGCACAAAAACATCTCTAGGCGATTCACCTAATGTTGAAGCAAAACCATAACCATTCTTGTTATTAAACCACTTGACGCGAGCTGTTACACGTTCAGATCCTCCCATTATATACACTAGTTAGGTAATGTGTCTTTAAGTTTGTATTTCAATTTGTTTTTCATCATATTGAAAAAGTTTTTTAAGTAGATTATACTCAGGACGTTCATTTATGCCTAAATGAAAACAATAGTTGAGATAAATTTTTAGTTCATTTGGAATATTTAAATTCCAATATTTTCTTCTAAAATTTACCTTTTGTTCATATACTTCTCTCTTATATGTTAATCCACACCATGGTAATTCTCCTTCAATTAAATAATAAAGCAAATAACCAAAGGAAATCATATCATCTCTAAAACTATAATCTTTTCCTTCATGAACATATTCACTACAAAAGAGAGGACACCCTAATAATGGAAAAGATTTATTACTATCAATAATATAGCTATAATGCTTTGATTGTCCAAAATCTGATAAATAAAAAATATTTTTATTTTTATCAAATAGGAGATTTGTTGCAGAAATATCACAGTGAAGGATTCCTTTTTTATGAATTTCATTTAATATTCCAATTATTTGAACTGCGCATGAAAATAGTAAAGGTATTGATAGTTTTTTTTTAAAAAGGCTTTCTTCAATATAAGGATAAATAATATATCGTCTTGATTTATAAATTCCATAATCTATAATTTGTGGAATACCTGAAACACCATTTAGTAATTTCCGTATCTTTGTTTCATTTAATAAATAACTGGAAGAATAAGGATGCCTTTCCATTTTAATAGTAAAAGGTTTATTATCCTTTTGAAAAATTGATTTGTAAATGATTGATGCAGAAGTTTCACCTATTTTTTCATGAATAATATATTCCTTTTTAAATATCATATATAATTGAAATATATTTTTTGAGATAGTGTTATACAAAGTATGACTGATTTCTTTCCGTTTGAATTATCGGATTGGCAAAAAAAAGCCAATAAATCAACCGAAAATGGTGGACACTGTTTAGTAACTGCTCCCACAGGATCAGGAAAGACAGTTCCCGCAGAATTCGCTATTCACTATTTTACTGAAATTGGAAAAAAAATTATTTATACCTCACCGATTAAAGCTTTATCAAATCAAAAATATTATGAGTTTCAGAAAAAGTTCCCGGATGTAAGTTTTGGAATTTTAACAGGTGATATAAAAGATAATCCTGAAGCTGATGTTCTTATTATGACAACTGAAATTTTATGTAATCATTTGCATAATTTGAAACATGAAAATAGTAGTTTGGAATTTAATATTGATATTCAAAATGAATTAGCATGTGTTATCTTTGACGAAGTTCATTTTATTAATGATGCAGATAGAGGAACTGTTTGGGAAGAATGTTTTATGCTTTTACCCGAGCATGTTCAACTTGTAATGTTATCGGCAACAATTGCTACTCCTGAAAAATTTGCGGCATGGATTGAAAGTATTCATCCAAAAAGTGAAAAAAAGGTAGAATTATGTGATTCATCTGTGAGAGCGGTTCCTCTAACGCATTTTATGTGGCTTACAGCTACGGATAGTTCATTTCATGTTAAAGATAAGGATTTAAGTTATAAGATGAACAAATATTGTAACAAACTAGTTCAGTTATATAATGAAAAAGATGGATTTGCTGATTGGGATTTTAAAAAATTCTCTGATGTTCAATTTCATCTTAAAAACAATCATCACATTAAAAGGCAACATATTTTAAATAGTGTTGTTGGTCATTTAAAAGAAAATGAAATGCTTCCAGCAATTTGTTTTGTCTATTCTCGTAAAAATGTCGAACGATTTGCTAAAGAATTAACCCATACCTTGATTCCTTCGATTTTGATGAATAAAGTTGAAAAGGAATGTCGTGCAATTTTGTCAAAATTTCCAAATGCTAAGGAATATATGTCCTTAACTGAATATCGTTATATTCTTCGTTTGCTCGAAAAGGGAATTGGAATTCATCATTCAGGTCTTTTACCCGTTTTTAGAGAAATGATTGAAATTATGTTTGACAAAGGATATATTAAGTTTCTCTTTGCTACTGAAACCTTTGCTGTAGGTCTAAATATGCCCACTAAAACAGTTTTATTCACATCACTTCAAAAGTTTGATGGGCATGGCCATCGTTATCTCTTGCCACATGAATATACGCAACAGGCTGGAAGAGCTGGTAGAAGAGGGTATGATACAGTTGGAAATGTAATTCATTTAACTAATTTGTTTGATTTACCTTCGGTTGTTGATTATAAAGAGATTTTGGGAAATGTTCCCCAAAAAATTGTTTCAAAACTGAAAATTTCTTACTCTATGGTTTTAAATCAAGAAGATCCTGTTTCATTTGTTAAGAAAAGCGCAATTCAAGAAGATGTTAAATCCCATCTTAAATATATTGATTTGGAGATTGAAGAAAAAGAAAAAAAGTTGCGCAAAATTGAAGAACAACTTGATAAACATAACAGAACTCCTAAGGAGAAATTGTTAGAAATTTTGGATTTAGAAGAAAATATGAAATATTTTAGAAATAAACAACGTCGAGCAAAAGAACGTGAATTAAATTCTCTATATGATGAATATCGTTTTGCAAAAGAGGAAATGCATTTTATTCCTGAATATAAAGATGTGTCAGAAAAGCTGAAAGAGTTGCGTGAAAATAAATTTAATACAGAACATTATGTGGATTATCAGGTTGAAAACATTCGGGATATTTTAAAATCCAATCAAATTGTAGATTTTCACGCTGAAATAGCTAGAAATATCAAAGAAGTTCATCCTCTTATGATGGCCGAAATGTTTGATAAGTTTAATAGATGTGATAGTGTTGAACTTATTGGATTCTTCTCCTGTTTTACAAATGTAAATGTAGCCGATGATATTAAAAACGTTGTTCCAACTTGTAAATCATCTGTTAGAAGTTTGCAAATGATAGAAATAGCCAAAGATAGACTTGACCATTACCTTGATGAGGAAGGTAAAAGACAAATATATAGTGGAGAAAATTATAATATGCATTTTGATCTCGCGGATGACGCAATTAAATGGTGCGATTGTAAAACAGATGCTGAATGTGAATTCTTTCTTCTTGATCTACAAAAAAAGAAGGGGATCTTTATTGGTGAATTTGTAAAAGCTATGTTAAAAATTAATGCAATTGCAAATGAATTAGAAAAAATTTGTGATACTCATGGACTTACCGATATTCAATTTACTCTTTCTCAGATAGGAGATCTGACTCTTAAATCTATTTGCACAAGTCAGTCTCTTTATGTTTAGATTAATTAAATATGTATCTTCATTCTATTGCCTTTTATAAAAACTAAATCTTCTTTAGTCCAAAGTTTATTCATATGACATAAATACATAGTGTCGCCCATGATAGGTAAATTTTGAAGTTTCTTTTTATCTCTAAAATCAAATTGATCATAAATTTTAAGCAGTGAACCTATTCTATAATTATTATTTATAATTACTCGTGACATATAAATTTCTTTATTTGTAATTGCCTGATTAAAATTTCTTGCATGAGAAGTAAGTGAAAAAATTTCATTATCAATAAGTAATTGTAATGTTTTTTTATTTAGAGAAAATATGTAACTTTGAACGTGAGCTAATTCATCTCTCTTATGTTTAATAGCACCACTATCCTTGCCTATTTGATCTACAACAAATGCTATTTCACTATTTATATTGCAGGTATTAATTGTGCTACCAAATAATTCGTATTTTTTTAATCCATTTAGGTAAATGTCGGTCCATTTTCCATTCTTGTTAAAAGGACCTATAATAGATGAATTTGCAAAAATAAAATTTTTGTATTGTTTATATCTATTATTTACTAAGATTCCTTCACTCCATCCTCCAAAATCAAAACCAATATTTTCTCTTTTTATTACTTCTACATGAGAAGGAACATCAAAATTTAAGTTTTTATTATTACATATTAGTAAAAAGTCTATATTATCATCTTTAAAAATAGAATTCTCGATAAATCTCTTGACACGATTATTATATTCGTGGAAAACAAATAAAACAAGAAGATCTTTTTCTTTATTATTTACAGTTTCACTTACATATTTTTTAATTATATCAAAATTAACTTTTTCTTGTCCAGCCCAATACCATTTGTGAAAAATAACATCATATGGATCAATCGTCTTTCCAAAGTAACTCCCTTTTCGTGTTGGATGTTTATTGTTATTTAAATACCAGTTTTTTTTATCATACCAATCAATATTCCTATATTTATCAAGCATACAATCAATTGTATAATTATGTTTGAAAATACATCTAGATAAACCGTATTCTCCGTTAACGATTGCCGATACTTTATCAATATGATTACAAAATATGGTTCCTTCTTCAATAAATAAATCTAATCCTAATTTATCTGTTACAAAGAAAAACGATTCAACTTTTGGACCAAACCCTCCTAGATCATGGTGTGGGAGACAAACTATAGACGTTGCAACTAATTTAACTTTATCAACTATTTTACTTGTAAATATATTAGACCAGTGATTATTTTCACATAATCCTTTTTTCAAAACTGGCCCAAATACGCCAGAGTTTAAAAAAATATAATAATCATAGGTTTTTTCTATTTCCTTTAAATAATTTAGGGCTGCATGATGACCTCCAAAATCAAAACCTTTATTTTCTCTTTTAATTATTGTAACGTTTGTAAGTTTTGGAATTAATTCTTCAATACTACATGAGTATCCATTAATAACGAATATATAATCTATATTATCTCTATCTCTTACTTCATTTTTGAGAAAAAATGATAAGTTATAATTACTAACATCAGTTTGATAGTAAGTATAAATAATTACTTTTTTTGACATATAAATTAAACCTATATATTATTTTTATTTAATTAAATCTTTAATACCATCTATAAAATCAACAGAGATATTCCATCCTAAATCTCTAACTTTATCATTACTTATGTAATACCGCTGATCATTAAATGGTCTGTCATCTATGTATTTAATCCATGCATCATAATTTTCCGTATTTTTTATCATTTTAATAAGAATACGTGCAACTTCCATAACGGAATATTCCATTCCCTCATCACAACCAATATTGTAAATTTCTCCTATTGCTCCTTTTTCTAATATACATTCAAAAGCTCTAGCAGTGTCGTAAGCATGAAGAAACGCTCTCACCGCAGTCCCTTTTCCTTGAATAGTAACCTGTTTATCTTTTTTTAATTGATCTATAAACCTTGGAATAAGTTTTTCAGGATATTGATTGGGTCCATAAACATTATTGCCTCGTGTAATAATAATTGGCATTTTAAATGAATGATTATAAGATTGTGCAATCAATTCTGCTCCTGCTTTGGTAGCTGCATAGGGATTTGTTGGACATAAAATACTATGTTCAGTTTTTGAGAGTTCATCAACTTTATTCATAGATTCACCATAAACTTCATCTGTCGAGACATGAATAAATTTTTCTATCTTTCCATATATTCTACAACACTCAAGTAATACATGGGTGCCTAAAATATTATCCTTTGTATATTTCAGAGAGTCGTTAAAAGAATCTTGAACGTGAGATTGAGCAGCAAAATGAATTACCAAATCTATTTTGTGCTCTTTTAAAATATAATTAATTAAATCAATTGAACATAAATTGCCTTCTATAAGTGTATAGTTATCTGAATTTCTTATTTCTTCATTAACATTGTTTTTGTCAGCTGCGTAATACATGGCATCTAAATTAATAATATTATATCTTTTTTTTGGAAATATGTAATTAATGAAATTAGATCCTATGAATCCACAGCCACCAGTTACTAATAAGTTTTTCATGTATATATTTATTAAATAAAAATTTTTATATCTAAATATTCATGTTAATGCGTAAAAATATTTCCTTCAAGTTGAAAATTAATAAAAGGGTTAATTGAAACAATATTACAATTGTATTTTTCTTTTAAAAGCCTTTTAAGCTTTATTGTTTGACTAGATATCATTTTTAACCAATTTTTATAATCGCTTTTATTGCTTTGATGCATAGTTTTTTTGGAATGATAGTTAAGAAAATTACATTCATTATTTATTGATCCTCCATCGTGTCCTACTAATATTATATTTTTCGCTCCCATAATAGCAGCTAAGTGAATTGCAGAAGTTATAGTTGAATGAGAAACAACTAAAGAATTTTTATCTTCAGGTAGAGAATTAAAATCATGATTGTTTTCAACGTTAATTAAATGATTAAAAAAAACAATTTTATTATTATTATTATATTTAAGTGATGAAGATACATCTCTATTTCCACAATCTCCCAAACTAATAAAATGCTTTACATGGTTAGATGTTTCTTCTAAAACCAAATCTATAAATTTATGTTCTTTTCTTACTAAATATAGAGGTTCTATATATTTATAAGTTTGATTAACACCTATAATTATTTTTTTATCGAAAAAAGACTTATCAAGGAAATCTAAACTTTTACCAGATGCTAAAATGTATATATCTTCTCCTGTATGAATATTTTTATAATCCGATAATTTATTTGGAAACATAATAATTATTATTTTATATAAAATAAGAAATTTTATAAATAAAAATGTTTGTATATAATATAATCTTTTTCTTTGATTAAATCTTCTGTTTCTTGGTCGGCGTATTGTGTGTAATTATTTTTATTAATTTTTGTATCTATCTTTTTATTATCATAATTTAAATTAAATTTATTACATAAATTAATAGTATCTTCCTTTAAATTTTCTTGTTTTAAAATGTAAACCTTTTTTTTTAAATTAATAAAAAATGTATCAATATCACCGCCTTTATAATCAAAAAAATACAAGAAATAGTTCGTAAGTAAACCATATTTGTTATTTGAATTAATATAATATTTATCAAAAGAATTGCTAACATTTGTTAATTTTTGTTTTTCATTTAGTAATGCTTTAATGAAAGTATTTATATTATCGTATTTCTGAACACAAAATTGGAATGGATTACTTATTGGATGATTTGGTTTCTTAAAAAAATTATATAAACTATTGTAAAAATTAATTGGCTTTCTAACTGTTGTAAAAATTATTTTATTTTCACAATCATAATTAGTAATCTTAAAATGCTCAGCCATTAAATCATTTTTTTGAAATATAGTATTTAAGATAAATGTTCCTCCTGTTTTAGGAATATGAATATAAACTAACTTATCACGTATTTTAATTTGACCATTTTGATCATTTTGACGCTGAATTGTTCCCTTCTCAAAATTATCAGTAAATATGTTGTTTTTTCCAAATCCAAAGGAAACTAGGATTCTAGGACTGGGAAGTTGTCTATCCATGCCACGATGAGTTATACGTTGATCAAATATGATCACATCTCCTAGTTTTGGTATCAATTGAATAAACCCTTTAGGATCTACTTTTCTCGTGTGATGACTTCCTGGAACAACTTTAAGACCATCACTATCGTTTGCATGATCCTCTAGATATATAAGAACTTTTAGAATTTCGTGTTTTTCACCTGATTCTGTAGTTGACCAAATATCAGTAGTTTCATAACTAGCATATGAACCATTCAATTTATCCTTGTGCCATCCAACAATTCTGTTGACTCCTATATCGTTATGCGCACAAAATCTATAATTGTCGCCGTTAAATATATCTTTAAGAACAGAATTTATTTTCGGATTATTAATAATTTTTTTTGTTTCTTGGAATTCAGGGTGAATAATAAAATCTGGTATAGTAATACCACCAGCATTTTTATTTTGATTAGGTCTTTTTAAAAATTTACCTACTTCTTTTCTAAATGAATTTATTTCCTTAAGAGAAAATACGTTTGATGCTACCAAAAATCCGTTTTCTTGAATCAGTTTACGCGCTGTCATTTTAGTTTAGAGAGAAAATTATAATATAAAATAGAAGCAAATTTTTTTGATATGTTGATAATGGTTGATATAGACGATACTATTTGTTATTATGAAGAAGGAATAGAAAAAGGAAATTATGCTTTAGCTAATCCATATACAGATAGAATTGAAAAGGTCAATAAATTATTTGATGAAGGACATACAATTGTTTATTGGACAGCGCGAGGAACTATGACAGGTATTAATTGGTTCAAAATTACAATTGATCAACTTGAAAAATGGGGTTGCAAATATCATGAATTAAGAATGAATAAACCTGCATACGATCTTTTTATAGATGATAAAAATATGGAAAGTAATATATACTTTTCTTCTTGATTAATTGTATAAATGAAAAAAATATTATGTCTAATTCCAGCTCGTTCTGGATCTAAAGGTTTAAAGGATAAAAATATACGTGATTTTAAGGGAAAGCCACTTATAGCGCATAGTATACTTCAAGCCAAGCAATGTGATTTCGTGGACTCAATGAGAATTATAGTAACAACAGATAGTAAGAATTATGCTGAAGTTG